TCAATGTCTGGAGGCGTGGAATCCACGCTTCTAGCCGCTATTTTGGCTGATAGATACGGGGCAGATAACGTTGTGGTGTTTTCTGGTCAGTACATGGGCCGGAGATGGTGGGAAGCTTCTCATCCTGTCACTGTATGCAGACGCTTAGGGATCACGGATAACGTAGCAATTCCGCAAAAAAACTATCACATGGCTCCTGCTGATAACTGGGCCATGTTCTCACTTGCAAAACAATCATACATTTTTGATTTGTGGTTCAACGGCACCAACGCAAAGTTGTTTTCTGGACGTAATGTGACAGAGCAAGCTACGATTGATCGAATTAAGCGACAAGGATATCATGTACCCTTTGTTCACTTAGAAAAATGGCAAACAATCGAGCTTTACTATCTGCTCGGTAAAGAAGAGCTTCTCAAGCTATCACACTCCTGCACAGAGCAACCTCCTACACGAGGTCATTGTGGCAAGTGTTACTGCTGCCATGAACGCGCGTGGGGATTTCATTCTCTCGGAAAAACTGATCCGACTACATATGACATACCTGTTTTGCAGGTTGTGCATAATGCAGAGAACAGTTTACAGGAGATGAATTATGATAGAGAACGAACCGGAACCGCACATTTGCTTTGAGTGTGATGCTGAATTTATTGTCCATACACCTTATGATGTTGTTGATCCTGTTTCCTTCTGTCCGTTTTGTGGAAGTGAAGTAGAAGCCACCGAAGAAGAGTTGGATGATGGTTTGGAGGATGACGATAACGATTCGTTAGTATACAGATGACGTGGTTCTACAAAGGAGAACCATACGAACAGCCGTCTGAAGAGCATTACGGATTTGTCTACAAAATAACCAACAACCAAACACAGCGCTCATACATTGGTAAAAAACTATTTTGGTTTAAGAAAACAAAGACACTTAAAGGCAAAAAGAAAAGATACCTAGCTCCTTCCGATTGGAAGTCTTATTACGGCAGTTCAAAAGAAGTTCAGAAAGATGTCGAGGCGCTGGGAGCTGATCAGTTTCGTAGAGAAATTCTCGTGCTATGTAAAAACAAGGGTGAGTGTTCCTACTACGAAGCAAAAATGCAGTTTGACTGTGGTGTGTTGCTAAACCCAGAAATGTTTTATAATGATTGGATAATTTGCAGGGTGCACAGGAAGCATATTTTATGATTGTTAAACAATTAGATCCTGTTGGTGTAGAGATCGTTGACATTGATTTAGAACGTGCATCCGAAGATGAATACAAATTTGTCAAAAACGCGTTCATTAAACATCAACTTGTTTTGATTCGTGGCCAAAATTATCAAAACCCAATTTACTATGCTCGTTTAGTAGAAAAAATAAGTGAAAGAGGGATCACAGATCTTTCCAAGTGTAACGGATTTGCTGATAGGTTTGTCGGTCGTGTAATATACGATGACAGCGGAAGGGCACCGGACGGTCAAAAAATCATAAAGACCGGTATTGATAATAGTTTTCAAAAAGAATTGTGGCCCGATGGAGCTGTCAAACAACCTTCTCTTTGGGACACAAATCGTCCGTTTCCCGTACAACGAGTGACTGGTGAACGGTATCACAACTTGCGGCCGGGCTTATTTCCCGCTGGCGAGTTAAAGTGGCACTCTGATAGAATGAGTCCTAATCACGTCAACAGTACCTCGCTGATGGCTAGCCGACCAAATGGTTCCTCAACAAGTTTTATTCACACCCCGTCTGTTTACAACGATTTTCCAGACGAAGTTAAACAAATGTGTGAGCAGGTAAAATGCTACTACCGCTTCAGTCCAGAGCTCTTAGCACCAGCTGACGAACAAGATTTCACCGCAACTGGACTCAATCGACATCTTCTTTTGAAAAGTCAAATGAACCAAAACGGTGGTTTGGGTTTTGCGTTCCCCCTCGTAATGACAAACGCAACAAACACAGTCAAAGGTTTGTATTTCAACTTCAATGTACTGACACAATTGTTCAATACAGGCTCATATGAAGGAGATACACGATTGCAAAAGTTTATTATGAGTCGGATTCTTCGACCACAATACCAGTACACGCATTGGTGGCGAGCTGGTGATATAATGTTGTTTTCACAAGACCTTACACTACACAGTCGGCAGGGAGTGACCAATGATCAAATGGAAAGAAGGTTATTATTCAGATACGGTTTTCACGTCTGACTGTTGACTTCTATCAAAAGATACAGTAATATACGCACCTGTAATTAATTGTAGCCGCTAAGGTATTGTTATGAAACAGCGTCAGTTTGTTGTTAAACCAAATTTTGTTCTGTTCAATCGTTTGAACAATGAACAAATTGTAGGTGACTTGATTAACGAGGATGAGATCGAAGGAAAACATTTCTATGTTATCCGTGTCGGTCAAAGGACTTTGAAATTGGCTAAAGACGCATACACGCCAAAAAAAGTTACAGCCCGTTGACTTGTCATTTTTATTGTTGTATGATCTCGACACCCTGTGAAAGCAGGTTTTTAACTTGAAAGGAAACTTTATTATGTCGCAGAAAAGTAGACTCGCTCAAGCCTTTGTTAACGGCGCCGAGCTGACTTCGAAACAAATTCGTAGTCAATTTAAGATTGCTTCTCCCACTAAGGTTGTAAGCATGCTCCGTTTGGAAGATGGCATGTCCATCTACGCAAACAAGCGCGTTGATACAAAGGGTCGCGAGACAACGAAATTCCGCCTTGGTACCCCACGCTCCAGCATTGTTGCAGCTGGTTACCGTGCGGCTTCTTTGGGCCTTGTCTGATCCTATAAATTAGGGTAGAATAAAGGGACTTCGGTCCCTTTTTTTATTTGGAGCATATTATGACACATGGTATTGAGACACACGCGGTTACAGAAACATATTACACGAAAGCAGATGAGGTAGCACGTGCTGCGTTTCGTAAGTGGATTAAGGGCATGATGCATGTTGGCCCTGTACGCGTACATTTTCAAAAGAAGGATGGATCCATTCGTATAATGAACTGCACTCTTGAAGAGAATGTTGTTGTTCCCCATGAAAGGACAACAGACCGCGTGAAGGAGCAAAATGATGAAGTGTGTCCTGTTTGGGATATAGATAAAGGGGCATGGCGTTCATTTCGCTATGATTCTGTAACAAAGATTGAAATTGATATACCGGCAGATTAACTATGATAACAAAAAATGGAAATCATTTGAAGGTTGGGTTTACGTGCTCAACATTTGACCTGCTGCATGCTGGTCATATCCTCATGCTTGAAGAGGCTAAACAGCAATGTGACTATTTGATTTGTGGTCTGCAAACAGATCCAACTATTGATAGGCCTACTGTAAAAAATAAACCAATCCAGACGGTCGTTGAGCGTTACATTCAATTAAAAGCTGTGCGGTTTGTTGACGAGATTATCGTTTATAGTACGGAACAAGACCTAATCGATTTGCTTCAGTTCTTGCCCATTGATGTTCGTATCCTCGGTGAGGAATACAGAAACAAAGATTTCACTGGCAAGCAACAATGTGAAGATCTCGCCATTAGTTTTTATTTTAACAGCAGAACACACAGATTTAGTAGCACGGAGCTGCGTAATCGTGTGTCTCGTATGAATACGTTTCAAGCTTCATCAGAATCTGATAGTAAGCCGGCTGTAATGAAGACGGAGTCGTGGACTGAACCATGAATGTGCTAGTGACTGGATCATCCGGGTATATTGGATCGGTCCTTTGTGAGCTGCTTTACGAGCAAGATCATCGTGTGTTAGGTTGTGACAACAACCTTCTTGCACCTGACCCAGAAAGTGTTATGCGTAATCTTCGCATATCGTTCGATCATGACTTTGTTATTCATAACATTCTTCTCTACAACGTAGATGTAATCTTTCATTTGGCGGCAACAAGTACTGTAGGCCCGGACGCGGAAGATCCATTACGCTACTTGGAAAACAACACCGCAAAAACAATAACGTTTCTTCATAAGCTAGCTGAGGCTGGTTGGAAGGGTCATTTTGTTTTTGCAAGTACTGCTGCTGTATATCAATTACAAGACGTGTATGGTAAACATAGCAAGCCGTTGGGTGAGTTTAGTCACACTACATCGCAAGACTCTATCTACGGAACGAGTAAGATGCTTTGTGAGAAAGCGTTGTATCAAGCACAGAAGTATGGTATAAACGTAACAACATTCCGTTTCTTTAATGTAGCAGGCGCGTACAAACACCTTGGCGAGGAGGCAGAGGATACACACCTTCTTTCGCGTCTATGCAGTAACGTGCTTTCCAATACACCAACGACCGTGTATGGAAACGACTATCTCACCACCGATGGTACATGCGTACGAGATTACGTTCATGTAGTGGACATTTGTGAAGCTATGATTTGGGCAGTAGAAGGAGAACATTTTGGCACGTTCAACTTGGGTCTAGGTAAAGGTGTTTCTGTTAAACAGATGATCGAGCAATTCGAAATGCACACCGGCCAAACTGTTAAATATAACTCCGGTCCACGGCGTCCTGGTGATGCGCCGTATTTGATTGCTGATCCGGGCCTCTTTATGAGGCAGACAGGTTTCTCTTATAAGTACTCTTTGAGAGATATTATTAATTCGACATGGGAACATTACAAAAATGGGATTTGACGTTAACGAAATTTCTGAAAACTCAAAGGGCGGCACAGAGCTGATGAGGATTGGTCTTGAGCAAAGACTGGATTCGTCCCTTATTGAAGACTTTCAAATTATTCCATCTCGCGTTCGTCAGCTAGATGAGACAAAAATTCGAGTATTGTGGTTGCACGATTTGCCTGGTGATCCAGAGTGCGAACACTTGAGGAATGGTGGTTATGAAAAGTTTCACCTTCTCGTATGTGTATCGAACTGGCAAATGCAACAGTTTGCTGCCTACTACGGTATTCCTTGGAGCAAGTTTGTTGTGATTGAGAATGCTTGCGATCCAATTGATGAATCCCTCATTAATAAACCAACAGACAAATTTAAGATCGTATACCACACGACACCACACCGTGGTTTAGAGATCCTTGTTCCAGTATTTGAAAAGCTGGCGGAAAAGTATCCCCACATTGAACTGGATGTGTTTTCTAGCTTCAAGATTTACGGGTGGGCTCAGCGTGATGAGATGTACGAGGGCTTGTTTGAGAAGTGCCGTGAACATAAGCAAATCAACTATCACGGTGTTGTTTCAAATGAGGAAGTACGTAAAGCCGTAGCACAATCACACGTGTTTGCGTATCCTTCTATTTGGGCAGAGACCTCTTGCATCAGCTTGATGGAGGCAATGAGTGCCAAGTGTATTTGTATTCATCCCAACTACGCTGCTTTGTTTGAAACTTCTGGTGGCACAACAATGATGTATCAGTGGAATGAGGAAAAAAACCAACACGCTCATATTTTGTACAACCACCTCGATCATGTAATTGGTACTTCAGACCGCGAAGTCCTTGAAAATGTTACGAACATAACACGCGCGTATGCGACAATGCGCTACTCGTGGGAACGGATTACAAGCGTATGGCGAGACATTCTTACAATGCTCAAACAACGATATCCAACTACTGATAGCCGAAAGTTTCCACAACCAATGTTTCATTACAAAATCGGTTGACTTTTTTTAAAAAAGAGATTAAACTACACAATGATTAACTCTCAATTTTACTAATATGATTCTTCTCGATTTATCACAAGTAATGATTTCTAATATTATGACGCAGGTTGGTACGCACACCGATGCAATTCAGCCTGACCTTGTCAGACATATGGTTATCAATACAATCCGTTCGTTAAAAACAAAATACGCCACAGAGTATGGTGAGCTCGTTATTGCATGCGATGACAGAAAGTACTGGCGGCGTGATTACTTTCCTGCTTACAAAGGCAACCGCAAGGCCGATCGCGAAAAGTCAAACATCGACTGGCATGCACTGTTTGAGACCCTAAACGTTGTCAAGCAAGAGCTAAAAGATAACTTCCCATACCGCGTCATCCAAGTGGAAGGTGCGGAGGCAGATGATGTTATTGGTACGCTGTGTTTTGAATTCGGGTCAGTACTAAATAACAACAATGGCATCCTTATTCTCAGTGGGGATAAGGATTTTGTTCAACTCCAACGATTTGGTAATGTTACGCAGTATGATCCGGTTAGGAAGAAAGCAATTGTATCTTCCAATCCTGAAAAGTTTATCAAAGAGTTGGTTCTTAGCGGTGATAGGGGCGACGGGATTCCGAACGTACTTTCGCCAGACAATTGTATTATTGAGGGGCTACGTCAAAAACCTCTCAGAGAGACAAAGATTAATGATCTGCTCAGGGCTGATTGGGAAACTCTTCCTGAAGAAATCAAGCGCAACTGGAACCGTAACAGTATGCTGATTGACCTTCGTAACATCCCACAAAACATTCGCAACAGTGTAGTTGCTGAGTACCACGCTCAGGCAAACAAGCCGCGCGATAAGATCTTCAACTACTTCATCCAACAC